CACAAAGAAACACTTCTCCGTAAGATCGCCTGCGCCCTACAGGTGTCGCCCAAGTTTGTTGAAGAAAACATTGACAGTTGTTTACGTGGAGATTTAGAGTCAATGTATGAGCAGGTTGCAGAAGGGCGAATCGTCGTAGAGGATGGAAAGTTAGTCGGGGCTATATCGCCCCATGTTCACGTTTTAATCCGGGGGTTTTTAAAACATTATGGATAGAAGACCCCTTAAACCATTAGGAAATAAGTAATGAAAACAATATTTAATCTCAAAAACATAGACCCAATGGAACAACCGCTTTTCCTCGGAAAAGACTTGGGAGTCCAACGCTATGACATTATCAAATATCCAGCCTTTGCGGACTTGGATTCCAAGCAGATGATGAACTTCTGGCGACCTCAAGAGATTGAGCTTCAAAAGGACAGGGCGGATTTTCAGACCCTTACCGACAACGAAAAGTTCATTTTCACCAGCAATCTCAAGTACCAGACGATGCTGGACTCGGTTATTTGCCGTGGAGTACCGACATTGTTGGAGTTTGTCACCAATACCGAACTGGAAGCCTGCATGATGACTTGGCAGTTCTTCGAGAAAATTCACTCTCAGAGCTATTCCTACATCATTCAGAACGTTTACGCCGACAGTAGGGAAGTATTTGGTGGTATTTACGAGGATGTGGAGATAATTAAGCGGGCAAAGAGTGCCATCGCGGACTATAATAACTTGATGGGTATGGCTTGTTCGACAAATAAGAAGTCAGAGGTCAAGAAGCAGATTTACATGACGATCATGTCGATCAATATCCTAGAGGCCGTAAGGTTCTATGTTAGCTTTGTGTGTAGCTTTGCCTTCGCTGAGAATAAGAAGATGGTCGGAAACGCCGACATTATCAAGCTAATCAAGCGGGATGAAGCCCTTCACCTTGCCAGTACGCAAGAAATGTTGAAGATTCTCCATAAAGAGGAGTCCGAAGGTTTCACGAAAATCGCTGAACAGTGTCGAGACGAGGCTGTTTTGATGTTTGAAAACGCTGCTCAAGAGGAAAAAGACTGGGCAACCTACCTATTCAAAGATGGCTCCATCATCGGGCTGAACGAAACCGTACTTCACCAATACATTGACTGGTTGTGCATGTCTCGTAGAAAGACCATCGGTTTGCCCTATGAAAACGTGGGTAAAAACCCAATAGCTGGATGGACCGAGCCGTGGATGAACTCAGAGAGTGTTCAGGTTGCTCCGCAAGAACACGAGATTACCAGCTACAAGATTGGCGCGAGCAAGAACGATTTGGAAGACATGGACTTTGGAGATTTGAAACTATGATGAGTGATTTTGACACCGCAGAACTGGGAGAGCTAACTAAGAGAGTAATCCAGTGGCATCACGACAGGAACCTGATCGCCGGATCGACAGACAAGGATCAATACTTGAAGTTGATGCAAGAGGCAGGGGAGTTGTCAGACAGTATTTGCAAAGGCAAAGACATTAGTGATGACATTGGTGACATGATGGTCGTTCTGATCAACATAGTAACAAGGAACGGACTTGGATTGCACGAGTGCCTCAGGAAGGCATGGGACGATATCAAAGACCGGAAAGGCACAATGGTAGACGGCATCTTTGTCAAGGAAGGCGACCTTTAATCTTTTACTATTAACCGAGGGTACTACATGAAGTTACATAATAACAAAAAAAGATCACGCTTGACTACACACAAATTAGAGAACCTCGAAGCCAAAACTCCCAACCAGAAGGATTACGTTCGAGCCATCGTGGATAGCGACGTTATCTTTTGCACAGGACCATCTGGATCTGGAAAATCATACATCCCCGCTGGTATAGCGGCCCACCATCTTCACGAGAAGAAAACGGAAAAGATTCTTGTCACTAGACCGCTTGTCTGTGCCGGTAAGGACATTGGGTCTATGCCGGGAGACAAAGACGACAAGATCGCCCCTTACCTGCTACCTATGGAGGAAAACTTGAAGTTCTTCCTAGGGAGAGCTTTCTACGGTCACTACTTCAACTCTGGAGCTATCCAGTACTTCCCGCTCGAACTGATGCGAGGGTCTACTTTCCATAACACTTACATGATCTTGGACGAGGCCCAAAACTGTACTATGGACCAGATCAAAATGTTCATCACAAGGATGGGCAAATTTTCTAAGGTAATCATCAACGGAGATATCAAGCAGGACGACCTGAGAGGTAGTAGTGGTTTAGACTACTGTATTGATCGTTGTCGTGACATTGAGGGCGTCTCAGTTTGCCAATTACATTACGAGGACATTCAACGGAATGGAATCATCGGAGATATTTTAAGAGCACTGGAGAACTGAATGCCTACATACGACTACGAATGCGAAAAGTGTCAACATCAGGTGTTGGACATTAGACAGTCGTTCGACGACAAACCCTTAGTGAAATGCCCAAGCTGCAAAAAGCATGGTCTAGCTAGAATTGTCACCGGAGGTATCTACATGAAGGTGAACAGCACCGACACTGTGGGTAAGCTGGCTGACAAGGGAGCGAAAGAGAACAAGGGGCGGCTACAAGAGGAAGCTGCGAAGAAGAAGGAAGAATCGCCAGCTCCAGTAAAGGCGTGGTATCACGACCAGAAGGTGGGAACAGCAACAACTAAAGACATTAACGCAATGTCAGACAATCAGAAAGTACGATACGTAATGGAGGGCCGAAAGTGAAATACATAGATGGTAAACAACCATTCTCAACACGCTCTACTAAGGAGTCTGTCTTATTCGACAAGGTCGGAGAGCAGTTGAGCGATGAGGCAGCTTATAAGGTGCAGCATTTTGCAAAGACGGTAGTTGACACGGGCCAAGCTAGCTCAACGGTCATCTACTACGCCAGAGTTCATCAGTCTTGCCTGTTCGACCCGAATGGGCCGTACGGGAGACGAGAGAGAACTCTAGATACAGAACTCAAGAGGGTGTCAAAGAACACGTTCGATTTCTATATCACCTACCTGAAAACGAACAATTCTATTTACATGACCAAAGCACAAAGGGGATTTTTGAATGACTAAAAAAGGACCACTCGGCAAGGCTGAAAGATTTTACGTGGAGAATAATTTGCATCTTCCGATTGGGGATCTGTGTAAGGATTTGGACCGAGCAAAATCTACCATCGAGAAGTACTTAGCAACCATCGTGACGGACGACAAAGTTAAGGGAGAAACCTTGCTGTACCAACAGTTCGCCCGCAACGATTCTGGCTCCACCGTGATGACGCCGAACGCCTCGGAGCATGGCGACGAGATCAGGAGAGCCAGAGCAAAGATGCCTCCTAAGCCGTCAGAGTGCGTAACTAAGATCAGGAGATAGTATGAATGACTCGTTATGGGCAGAATTCTACAAGAGCGACCGGACCAATACGAAAAAAGTATTTGTCAAAGTAATGACGAACGACGAAAAGCACTTTTTCTTCAGTGATTACGACGAATGGTTCAAAATTAAGAGCTACTGCGAAAAGAATTCTGTCTTTATTCGAGATTTGCACTTGCAATTTCGGACTCACAAATGTATAATAGATGTGGAGGGCGCGGAAGGTATTTATCTTGTGCGTTCTGTTTTGGGGTCTATCGGAATGAAGACCAACCACTACTACACCGTGGGGCTAGTCAACGGAAACCGTGTAGACAAGCAACTATGGATAGTGCCGGAACTTGTGAAAGAGAAAGAACACGAAGATACTTTAGCCAACTGCTTCCCAGAGGCGATCATTTATCATGCCAAAAAAGCGAAAAAGAACCGAGAAAAGTAAATACAAACATGAATCAACGGGAGATTATTGTACGTGTGCAGCCTATGTCGCTGAAATCATGTGCAAGAAAAATGCAGAGAACAAAAACCAAGGCTCCCTACCGTTCAAGTTCTGGAGCAAGTCTCCTTGGAACTGGACGTTCACCCGTCAGGTGACTAAGGCTCACGAGCTTATCAAGAAGTTTGGCGAGAAGGCGATTGTGAAAGCGGTCAACTCACCAGAGTTCAGGACAATATTTTCGCTCAACCACCCAAGTGCCGAGAAGATCATCTCAAGGTATGAAACCCTTATCAAGGCTCAGGAAGCGACAGATCAGAAAATTGAAGTTAAAGAAAACCCGACTCGCCGCAAGAACAAGTATGGGAAACGTGGCAGCGTCCTCAACAAATTAAGGGAAATACAAGATGGCGAAAAGAACATTGAAGAAGGTTAAGGCTAAGGACGTTAAGACTGGGGATGCGGTGGTGGATGCGATCAATGCTAAGTATGGGAAGATTGTTGAATCGGGATCGAAGGTGTTGGCGGAACTACAGAAGTTTGAGGTCATTGGTATCTCACCAACGTTAGACCTTGCTCTTGGTGGAGGTTTGAGAGAGGGCAGTTGCGTTGTTATGACTGGTGATCCCAAGACGGGAAAAAGTCTTAAAGCGGACGCTGTGGTTTACACGCCGAATGGTCCAGTCCGAATAGGAGATATCGAGGCTGGAGACGAGGTGGTTACTCCTGATGGGGCAACGGCTGTTGTAGAAGAGGTTTTCCCACAAGGACTACTAGATATTTACAGGGTTCATTTTTGTGATGGCACTTATGTGGATTGTTCTTGGGACCATCTTTGGCGAGTCAATAAAAACTATCACGGTCGCTATAAGGGGTTTGAGGTAATGTCACTAGGAGACATGGTTACGGAAGGATTACACTATGGCGATCATCCAAAATGGAGAATTCAATTAACGAAGCCGGTTCAGTTTGGAGAGAAACTCCAACCTATTTCAGCTTGGGAGCTAGGAGCTATCTTGGGTGACGGTGGAATTTCTGGCAGATCCGTTAGAATGTCTACAGCAGACGCAGAAATAGTAGAAAAGTTTACAGCTTTTGCGACTTCTAGAAACCTTAACTTTAGGAAGATATCTGAGTCTGTGGATTCATATGATTACAGTATAAGTCATCCAGATAATAATGTCGGAGACAATTCTTTAATCAACGACTTACGAACCCTCAACCTGATGGGGAAGACTAGTCATTCAAAGTTTATCCCACACTGTTATAAGTATGGTAGTGTCGAGCAAAGATTTGACCTTGTTAAAGGATTGATGGATACCGACGGACATAACAATGGGGGTGGCGGAGCAGAATACACGACCGTATCAATACGACTCTGTGAAGATGTTTCGGAAGTGATTAGGTCTTTGGGGTACAAAGTAAGGGTAGTGCATAGGTATACAAAATTCAATGGAAAAAAGTTTCCATCGTACCGATTGTATATCAGCGGCGAAGACATTAATCGTATTTTTTCTCTATCTAGAAAGGTTGGGTTGCATAAAAGGTCTAAACCAACCCTAATGAAGAAGATAGTTGATGTAGAAAAGCTTGAAAACAAAAGTGAATGTGTTTGCATCAAAGTCGATCATCCAGATCATCTATTCTTAACGGATGATTTTAATGTTGCCCACAACACAACTACCGCCCTATTCTTTGCTGGCAAGTGTCAGAAGATTGGCAAGAAGGTCTACTACTTCAACACTGAGGGTCGTCTAACCAAAGAGAACTTCACTGGGATTGACGGTCTGGACGCCGACGCCATTAAGATCGTTCAAGCCAACGAAGATGCGGTTCAGGTTTCAGCCGAAACGTATCTCAACGCTTTGGAAACTCTGATTAAGCAAGAGGAAGGCGTGGTGGCTATTGTGGACTCAACTTCAAGTATGGTCCCTCAAGACGAACTAGACGGCGAAATTCGCACAGGTGTGAGGAACGCCCTGCCACGACTGTTGGCTATGTTCTTCAAGAGAATCGCCAGCGACGTAGCTAGAACGAAAGCTATCGTCATCTTCGTCACCCACAACATCGCTAACACTGGCGGCTCAGTGTACTCCCCAAAGAAAATGGCTGACTGTGGCAACATGCTACAATATCAGGCTGGAACCAACATGGTTATCACACACCGTGGCAAATGGGAAGTCCCAAAGGAATCTGGCAACCACGTTGGTCAGGTAGCCAACTGGCTTATCAAGACTTCTGCGGCTGGAGGTACACCAAACTCTAAGGCTGAGAGTTGGATTCGTTACGGAATAGGCATCGACGAGGCTCAAGAGATTGCGCAAGTAGCGACAGAGTTCGCTATGATCTCACAGGCTGGTGCTTGGTACACCATACTCTGCTTCATTGAGAACAAGACGAACCCTCTCGTTGAAAAGTTCTTGAAGGATAATGAAATCCTGCTGACACCAACCAAAGAGGAAGTGGAAGCAATGGACGAGAAGAAGTTGGAGAAGCTCGAAAAGGACAACGAAGAACGCCTTGAGAAGGCTTTCAAGTTTCAAGGCATGGAGAATTTGATCAACTTCCTGAATGAGAACCCAACGCTCAAGGATTTACTGATCGCAGAGGTCAGAAAAGCAATTCTATGAAATGTGTAGGGCTAAACGGTCGTGAGTACAAACTCGACCTCAAAAAGTATTTGCAGAAAGATAGGGGCAAACGATCCTACTATCATTTACTCGCCAGAGAATTAACGGAAGAAATGTTCAAGGGCTACAATGTTCTTGAGGAAGTCAAATTGCCGGGGTCTTCCAATAAACTTTCCGTTTTATACCTTGACTTTCTAATTCCAAACTGTAAAATAGGGATAGAGGTTCACGGGTCACAACATTTCAAATACACACCGTTTTTTCACAAGACTAAGGCTGGGTTCTTGAGGGCGAAAAAGCGTGATCTGGATAAGATCGAATGGTGCAGGATCAACGAGATAAAGTTGGTAGTATTGCGGTTTGACGATTCTTACGAATATTGGAGGGAACAAATTGAACTTAGAAGATAGAATGAATCAGTTCATGGAGGGTATTGATACATACGTTACCGCCAAGAACTTAGGTACAACCAAGTTTTCTGCTGAATTTGCAGTAGCTGAAACCTTAACGATGGACCAACTACATCGCCTTACGCAAGACGAATGTTTTAACTATGCTTACCATCTATACCAATATGCAGACCATGTTGGAACGGAGCGGGCGCAATGTGAGAACGTCATCAGGTGGTGCAAACATAACGTGCAGTCGCTAATCGCGGTTGCTGTGAACGATGATGTATGGGGTACTTACGACAAGTACGAGACGAAAGTGGCTACCATATTAAGAAACAACGACCTTGCCAGCAAAATCAACGATTGGTTGATGACCGCCGAGGGCCGTTTGGAAAACATCAAGAGTAGAGAGTACAACATTAGGCGAAAAGCTGACATACTCATTGAGAAAGGTAAACGAAAATGAGTGACGACATTCTTAAAACATTGCTAGAGACACTTAGTAATGAACAGAAATCAAAACTGATGGAGGGTTTAATGGGTACTAGCCCAACTCCAGAGGTCGCAGAGCCGAAAAAATCGCCAGTGGTGGCGAAAAGGCGAATCAACAAAACGAAGGTCAATGAGGACTTCACCGTCGATAGGGACAATGCCTTTGGCGACGTTATGAGAAAGCCAGTGAAGGCTAAAAAGAATCAATGGAAAGATTCTGGAGAGGCGAGAGATCCTGAGTTTGATCCAGAGGTCTACGAAAAAATGGGCAAGGCTCAACGCAGAATGGTCGCTCCCAAGAAGGTGGATATTGAATGTCACGTCTGTGGAAAAAGTTTCAAAGCCCATGCTGGCTCAGTTTATGGTGAATTCACCAGATGTAATAGTTGCACCGGGAGATAAGTATGAGTTCGGAATTGGCAGATATCGGTGCGGAACGTGCCGTGTTGGCTGGTCTATTTTCTCATGGACTAGAAGCCTACGTTGAGATTAGTGACTTTCTGGCGCATTCAAGTTTTGCTCACGAGAACAATCAAGTCATATATAAGTGTATTGAAAAGGCAATCCAGAACGATGCTGTCATAGATTTGCCAGCTATCCTATCTGCCGCCGAACAGTTAAGCCTGTCTGACGTTATCAAAACTGAGCAAGAGCTTGATTATATCAAGTCTCTGATGGATTTCCCAGTTAAGGTGGAGAACGTTCCTTACTTTGCTGGGCAGGTCAAGAAGTTTGAGTTCGCCAGACACGCCAAGCGAGTTGCCAGAAAGATCGACTCTGACATTTCTTCTATCAAGGGCGACGAAACGATTGATGAAATCATTGGGTTGGTAGAAAACCCTCTGATGGAATTCATCCGTGACGACGAGTCGGGACAGCAGCCAGAGAAGTTGGGCGCTGATCTAGATGAATACCTTGAGTTCCTCATAGAGAACAAGTGCGACCAGATCGGCCTATCAAGCGGGTTCCGTTTGTACGACAACGTTATTGGTGGTGGCTTGCGACGTAAGTGTGTTGACTTGGTTTCTGCCCGTCCGGGTGTTGGTAAGTCGGTGTTCGCTGACAATGTGGCCCTACACAATGCTCGTCAAGGTGTTCCGGTTCTAATGTTGGATACTGAAATGTCCAAAGAGGATCACCTCCACAGAATCCTAGCTCACATCAGTGGTGTTCCAATTGGGGACATTGCTACAGGGCAGTTCTCAGAAGATCCAGAGCAACTAATCAAGGTACGAGAAGCTGCCGTGGAGCTAAAGACTTTGCCGTATACATACGTCACTGTCGCTGGAGCCCCATTTGAAACCATTATCAACTCTATCAAACGATGGATTTTGAGAGAGGTTGGACAAGACGAGAATGGCAGAACGAATGACTGCCTAGTCATCTATGACTATCTTAAACTAATGTCCTCTAGTGGCATTTCTAAAAACATTCAAGAGTATCAGGCTCTTGGCTTTCAGATTACGACCCTTCACAACCTCGCCGTTAAGTTGGATTTCTCATGCTTGAGTTTCATCCAGTTGAACCGTGACGGTATCACTAAGGAGGATACGTCGGTCGCCAGTGGATCAGACAGATTGATCTGGCTCTGTACCTCTTTCTCAATCTTCAAAGAGAAGTCTGCGGAAGAATTAGCAGAGGATGGTCCTAACACGGGAAACCGTAAGTTGGTAAACCTCAAGGCTAGACATGGTTCTGGTCTGCTAAATGGTAACTACATCAACCTACGTATGGATGGGGAATTCGCCAGACTTACAGAGTTGAGAACAAGAGATGATATTCGTAGATCGCCCGCAGAGAATATTATTGAGGGAGCAGACGTTCCGTTCGAATTGGAGGATGATGATGAATAATTCACAGTTTAGGTTAGTGAAGATGTTTGGCAAAGTTAAATGTTGCGAGGTAATCCTTAGTGATAAGGCTATTAACAAACCTTTGACTTGGAGAGAAGTAACGCCAGAGGGCGACATTATAACCCTTACTCATGGAAGAAAAGTGGTATGAGCGAAACTAAGATGGAGAAGCCTAGCGGGATGCTAGACCTGAAAAGGGTCAAGGAAATTATATTTTCCGATATTGAGCGACTTCTTGACAGTTTTGGGTTGGAATATCGGCTTGATGGGGATAATATATTTATGGCGTGTCCCGTTCACGCCGGTAGTGATAATGAGCATGGTGTGTCCATTTCGCTAACGCGACAATCGTGGAGGTGTTGGACTCGTGGCTGTCACGAAGAATACAACTCAGACATATTTGGGTTTGTGAAGGGGATCTTGGCTGACGACAACTTTGGGAATTGCCTAAGGTACATCAGTAAGCTGTACGACGTTGGCGGAGCTAGACATGCTGAGGGCTATGTAAAGCCAGAACAACCCAAAGAGCAAGACTTTAGCGTGTTGGTTAAGAGTTTTAGAGAAATTGACGAGGCTTTTCTTGATTACGACTTTAACATGCCGCCAGTACTCGACGGTTCGCCCTACTTCGAGAGCAGAGGGTTCAATAGAGAAACCCTAGCTCACTTTAATGTTGCGGACTGTTGCGATAAGCAGCACGCCATGAGACACAGATCAATCATCCCAGTACATTATGAGGCGAAACAGATAGGGTTCATCGCTAGATCAACACAAGAGTGGTTGAAGCCCAAATACTTGTTTTCCACTGGATTAAAAAAGACTGACTACTTTTACAACTACGACAACGCTATCAGGCAGGGCCAGAAGGTTTCTTGCCTGTTCCTCGTAGAGGGTCAGGGAGACGTGTGGAAGCTGTGGGAGGCTGGATGCTCCAATGTGGTGGGGTTGTTCGGAAAGTCGATCTCAGCACGCCAGAGGAGCATCCTGCTGCGTAGTGGGATAACGACCCTCATAGTTCTCACAGACAACGATCAGGCGGGTAGAGAGTCGAAGATGAAGATCAAGAGGGAATTTGGCAGGTTCTTCGGCCTGATCTTCCCAGATATGCACACCAAAGACTTGGGGTCAAATACACCAGAAATGTTGCAGACAAACATACTAGATAAATTGAAAGGGATGTACTAATGGAGATTGTACGTAAGGGAGCAATACCGGAGACAATCCAGACGGAGTTCTCTTGTTCCAATTGTAACTCAGTACTTAGAGCATCTATGGAGAAGTGAGACACGACCAGAGGGATGGTGACGCCTGTATTTTTAAATGTCCAGTTTGTGCCAAGCAGATTTGGGTAGCTCTTTCACGTTTTAAGGACAAGTAATGATTATTGGAATTTCGGGGAAAAAACAAAGCGGCAAGAGTACTACTGCGAACATCTTGCATGGTATCGTCTTGAAGGAGCGTGGGCTGGTCAAGGACTTCAACATCTGTGACCTTGGCACACTAAGGGTTCTCACGGACGACTCAGAGGGCAACGAGGGTTGGGGTGAGTTTGATATCTCCCGTAAAGATCCTGCCTTCATGCAGTATGCAGAGCAAAACATGTGGCCTTACGTAAAGCTATACAGCTTTGCCGACTCGCTCAAGTCTTTGTGTGTTGAACTATTCAATATCCCTCCAGAGTGCGTTTATGGGACGAACGACCAGAAGAACACGCCGCAGTATCATCTGCTTTGGGAGAACATGCCGGGAATAACTACGGAGAGAACCCCAAGCGACCTCGTAGACAAGGCAGCAGCCAAGCAATTGTGCCAATACTACGAGACGGTTTTGGACGGCGTGGCATTCCATGAGGCCGGACCTATGACTGCTCGTGAATTCTTGCAGTTCTTCGGGACTGAGATCATGAGGAAAATTTGGGAGCCTATCTGGGTGAGCAAGTGCCTCAAAGACATAAAGCGTGAAGGGTCATCGCTGGCTATCATCGCTGACGTGAGATTCCCCAACGAGGCAGACGCTATCGACAACGTCAACGGAATGCTCTGGAGAATATGCCGTGACGTTTGTGAAGATTCTCATATTGGCGAAGTCGCCCTAGACGATTACCCCTTCATAACAAACATCGCCAACCACGACGGGGACATTCCCGAACTTGTGGCGGCAGTCAAATCATTAGTCCGACCTATACAAATTGGAGTGCCATGTTAGTCACCTATGTGAGAAGTTCAAGTTACAATAACTATGAGTTCTGTGAAATGCAGTACTTTATCACTTATGTACTTGGGTATCCATCCGACTCTGGCAAGAAGGCAGAGCTTGGAACTATGATCCATAAGGTTATGGAAATCTTGTCTGCGTTGAAAAAGTTCCAACAGGACAAACCGAAGAGTAAGTTCCTCAAGACTACCGACGACGTTTGCGGAACCGTCAAGTTCTCCAAAGCTGATCTTATGACGAAAGAGTGCGTAGAAGAACTATGCGACCTGAGCTACGCATCGTACGGAGCTAACTCCAAACACAGATGGGGCAAGGCGGATCGTAAAGCTATGTCAACAGTGACATGGTTGATGTTAGACCACAACGACGGCCAGTTCGATCCACGCTTACGACACATTCATCAGACTGAGCCGCACTTTGACATTCCAATCGAGGAGGAATGGGCGAAGTTTGACTACGTTGATGCGGACGGAAAGACGGTTCAGGGACAATTGGCGATCAAGGGGACAATCGACCTCGTTACGCTGCTGGATAAAGACACTATCGAAGTCATCGACTGGAAAACTGGGAGAAGGATGAATTGGGCGACGATGGAGGAAAAGGACTACGTAAAACTACGTAATGACCCCCAGTTATTACTGTATTTCTACGCCATGTCGAAGCTGTATCCGACCTTCAAGAATCGCATTATGAGCATTTTCTTCTGTAAAGACCCCGACGGGAAAATAGACCCGAAACCGTACAGTATGTGCTTCGACGAGAGCGATGAACATCGATTTTTGGGAATGTTACGAAAAAGAGTTGAACAAATTCGAAAGAATATCACGCCCAAACCTCTCGATTCACAACGAAAACACTTCAAATGCAAGTCTTTGTGCCATTTCTGCAAGAACAATTGGGCCGATTCGGACGATAATATGTGTATTTATATAGAGAAGCAGTTAAAGGAACACGGCATGGAGGAAACAATCAAAAAGTGTACTCGTACGGGGTTTCAGATCGGCTTCTATGAAGCTCCCGGCTAAGGGAGATCGGTATGGTCCAGAATGTAAGCGTCAGATGTTTTTTATTGGTAGCGTTACTGTTGACAGCAAGTGTCTCAGTAGGACAAGACAGAGTTCAGGTCGCCAAGACTATCCAAGGTGTGGGTGTCACGGTGATAGCTGGTAAGTCTCAAGGCTCTGGAGTCTTGATTGCCAGAAAGTTATTATGCTCAGATGGTAAAGTACGAAAATACAACTTTGTGCTCACCTGTGGACATGTGGTGGCTCGCGCAAAGCAGACAGTCACAGAGCAGCACCAACAGTATGGCGACATTACATACGACAGATGGGAAGATATGGACATTATCCATCAAGTGGTAACAAACGGTCGCATCAGTGAGATTATAAAGCTCAAGGCAAAAGTTATCCTTTGGTCTGCTAGCGAAGAAACCGACAACGCTGGGCACGATTTGGCCCTACTGCTAGTCAAGGGAGATAGGATTATCGACACCAACACAGTGTTCAATTGTAAAGACATTGCGGATGTGGGTACAAATTTGTTTCATGTTGGCTCGCCTAAGGGCCAACACCAGTCTGTGACTACTGGCATAATGTCCTTCGTTGGCAGAGAGGTAAAATTTGGAAAACAAGTTCAGTACTTCGATCAGGCTTGTATCTCTGCTTTACCGGGATCATCTGGTGGCGGCATCTTTACAGAGGATGGAAAATACATCGGGATGCTTGTAAGACAAGAATCTGAGAATTTCAACCTTCTGGTTCCAACCAGAAGAATTAAGATGTGGGCAGACTTAAACAAGTCCTCTTGGATTTACGACGAGAGCCAACCACGACCAACCTTCGACAACCTTCCAAAACTCAAATAGGAGAAAATATGATTTACTTACCAAAGATTGCAATCATCATCGGGATGGTTATCGCATCATTGTTCATTGTCAATACGGCATCTGCCCAATGGCATGACCACGGAGGGCGATTTCACAATCACTACCAGACTCATTATCATTATCATGGCAACAACATCGGCTATCAACCCCAAGTCCAATGGTTCTCGTATGGTACGAACCTGAACGTGGGGCCGGTAACCGTGAGTCCGAATCGTAAGTACGTCCGCTTTGGCATTAACGCTGGATTCTCTACCTATCGGGGATACAGCACTTTCAACATCTACAACGGACAGTCTCGCTGGCACGGTAACGGCGGAGGGCACAAACATGGAAAGTAAAGACTTCATTAAGGAGATGCAAGAGCATATCATCAAATCGTTAGGTATTCCTACCTCGTTGGTGAATCAAGAGGATGCAGAAGGGGCCTTCAAGTATGAAGATCCAAAAACGGGTGAGATTTTCACCTACAAGCGGAAAGGGCTATACAAGAAAAATGGCCGGACGTTGATTCCAGTAAACGACGAATAGGATTTGAAATGGCAAAAAGGCCGGACTTAGGGTGTTGCCGATGCGCATCACCCGGATTTTGTGAAGCATTTGGGAAAACGATGGGAGAGAAGCCGCCCAATTGGCAGTGGTGTCAAGATATCTCTAAACCAAAACGAGAGAAATATTGGGAGGCATGTCAAAGGTCGCAACAGGCTGCAATTAAGAACCGTAAGTTCCTAGTCTCTGTATTCAAGTTCTACGACAAACTTCCCGAGAAGGTTCACAACAGGGCAATCTGCGTCATAGCTGGCAATGATGTCGCAAAGAAAGAACTCGCTTGCACCAGAGACGGCATAATCAAGTATGCCGAAAGGTGCAATGCTGACTACATAGAGCTTACGGGCAATCAGTCCCGAGAGTGGCCTATGGCTAACAAGTACAGAGTACAACAGGTCACTGAGGTATATGAGAAAACCCTATACCTAGACTGCGACGTTGTTATTATGGGCAACGCTCCGGATATATTCGAGTGTACTCCTGACGACAAGATTTCTGCCTACGACGAGATAAAGGATTTTCCCCATAAGGAATGGATCTTTCGAGAGCAAGAGTTCATAATGGGGAAACTCAAGTCTGTCAAGTATTATGCCAAACCCGGAACCGTGATGATCAATGGTGGCGTCATGGTTATCCCACAGAGCCTCTCTAGCTACTACTCTCAGCCGGAAGATTGCTATCCAAACCTTTGGTGTTTCGATCAGCACTTCCTTTCTATGTCCATACCTCCGGAGAAGTTCCACTCGCTACCAAGAGGGTTCAACACCACTTGGGTGTCTAGGAAATCTGGACACCAGAGAAACTTCTTCCGTAATCTAGACAAAGCCCACTTCGTTCACTTCAACGATTGCACTAAACCTAAAACTCCACTACTAGAGGCTGGCGTAATGTCGTCTTCTAGTGACGAATTGACGCTTAGGATATTTTACAGCAATGTGGACTACAATGAGTGCCCAAGGACAAATAAGAATGACGGAGCGTTCCTTGACCGCATCTTGAATATACCCAAAGGTGAAGTCTCGGGTGAAGTCAACATGGAGGACATTCAAGTCGCCGTGTTGGGACACTCTGACAAACAGTTCTCAACGATTATGTCACGCCCATACCTAAAGAAGGTCGACCTCAACAGTATTGACGCTGGAGAGTGGTCCGGAAATGAATGGGCTGAGAGTCGGGCTATACTATCTAAAGACAGCCTTTTTCGTGACGACGCAAAGTTCGTAGGGACGGTGACTGCCTCTTGGTTCAACAAGTACGAGAACTTCAATTATATTTATGACTTGGAAAATTGGGCGTGGCTACCCACGTTATTACATTCGGACGTTTCAGACGGGGTTGTGCTATGTGCAGACACACACTGTTGTTGTTTGTGGTTTAATGAGACAGCCAAAGCCGTATTGAAGTTGGGGGAGACTAAACTTGAGTGCAACGCTGGAGTCAGACATATCCAAAAGTCGTTGGACCTCAAGCCGAAGTGCAGAAGCGTCCCATTCTCTAACCAAATAATCACCCACAGAGAACTGTTCGAAGAATACAGAGAATTCATGTGTCAAGACCGTACCATCAAAGCGGTTAGTGAAGCCTTTGAAATGACCCACCACCTAGCTAGGACAAATGAGTTAAAGAGATTGCCAGCCTACTACATGGAGTGTATCTCTACGCTGTTCTTCTCCACCAAAGATGACTGGAATTACATCCCTAACGTTTTAAGAAAAAAGGGTTGGTACAATGAGTGAACATATTTGCTTAGATTATCTCAAGGGAAAAAGTATTTGCATAGTTGGCAATAGTTGTAGCTTGAACGATAAACATTTGGGGTCGATTATCGACTCGCATGACGTAGTTATACGATTCAACACTTGGGTGACGAACGATATAGAATTCGACACCGGACTGAAAACGAACATCTGGGTCATAGGTTCTCACTGTGTTAGGTTAGATTGGTGGTGGGATTGGTTCCATGAAGCTTGGAGAAAGCTCAATCACGTATACGCACTAAGTGATGGTAAGCTATTAGCTCCTCATAAAGTGAGAGAAATATGGATTTCCCCCTCAATCATCAACCCAATCTCTATGTTGTCTCCGGAGTGGTTTAAGGAAGTGCCAGAAAGTGTGAAGTTAAAGCCGTTCCATCATCATAAATACATCACAGAATATTACTGGAAAACGACGGGTACAGACAAAATCAAGATGCTGACTACTGGGTTCAGGGCTCTTGCGTTTCTAGTTCACTATAAGGAGTTGTTCAGAACCGTAAGCGTAGTTGGATTCGGATCATCAGACCCGTC